TATCGAGAAGCTCAAGGCTTTCGTAAACGATGAACTCGCTGAACCGTGGAGAGAAGTGCGGGCGATCAAACTGTCAGCGGACGGCCTGGCTGCGCGCGAGGAAGACTATGCGTTCGATGTTCCTGAGCGTGTAGTTATCATCACGGCTGGCGTCGACGTGCAAGAAGATCGTCTTGAAGTCGAAATCGTCGGCTGGGGTAGGCAGTATGAAAGCTGGTCACTGGATTATCAGGTACTGATTGGAGATCCGAATAATCCCGCAGTTTGGAAAGCACTCGACATACTACTTGGCGAAACCTTGATTGGCGTAAATGGTCGGCGATTCCAAGTATCGGCTGCATGTATAGACACGCAGGGGCACAATACACATGCCGTTTATCGGTACTGTCTACAGAGGCAGGCGATTAATCGATGGGGTATTCGAGGCGGTAATGAAACCGGGCATTTTGTAGATCCGATTTGGCCAAAGTCGGCTACCTATCAGGGTGGCCAAAAGGTGGCTGTTTACAGGGTTGGTACAACTTCCGCGAAGAATTTGCTCGCAAAACATCTGGCGCGGGCGATGCCGGGCCCCATGTTTACGCACTTCAAGCGTGGGCGTGATGCCAGCTGGTATTCGGGGCTGCTAGCTGAAAAGCAAATAATGGTTGCTGGAGTGCTGCGCTGGCGGCCTAAGCATGACGGCATCCGAAACGAACCGCTGGACTGCCGCGTCTATGCGATCGCGGCGCTGGAGGGGCTGAAATCGCAACAGCGCGATGACCTGCTTGTCGAGCATCTCGCCGATCGGCTGGATATCGGCCGGGTGCTGACGGAATCGGAATTGATCCGGTTCGCCAACATCGATGAACTGAAGCGGGTCGAAGAAGAAACCGCCAAGGCACTGGATAAGGGTCGCGCAAAGCCGGCCCGCGGCGGTCGCAAGGTCACGAAAAGCGATAGCGCGACGCCCGACCAATCGGATCCTGATCCAGTCTCAGATTCAAAACCGGCGAAAACGAAATCCGCAAGTGTAAAGCCCGTAGTTGCAAACGGTGCGGATAAAACGTTACAATCGCAACAGTCGGGTCGCCAGCGTGCGCCCGCCGGCGGTGTCCCTTCCCAACGGCCTAGGGCGAATTTCCGTTGGTGATCCGACACCTGAGGTGGAACGATGGCTGACGACGCAAAAATCAATGCTCTGGATGATCGCATCGCGGCCGGCGTCAAGTCGGTTTTCTCGGATGGTGATCGCGTGGAATTCGCGTCGACGGATGAGCTGATCAAAGCGCGGAATCATATTTCCGCCCAGTCCCGCCCGCGTCTCAAGCCAATCCGCCTTCGCCTTTCGAGGAACGTCTAATGGCTCGGCTGGCTGATCGCTTCATTGACCTAATCTCGGGCGATTGGGAGCGCGGGCGGGTCATCGATACGGCGCTGCCGGCCGCATCGCGTCAACAGCGCCGTGCGGCCGTCCGGTATCAGCGCGAAGGCGACACGTTCCGCCGGTCATACAAGTCGGCACGCCAGCAAAGCTTCGCATCGGATTTCGGCGCCCGCGCCAGCTTGTCGCGCATGGGCTACGGGGGGCCGCGCAATTCCATTGCGTTCGATCTCGGCTATATCCGGCGCCAGGCACGCCATATTGCCACGACCAATCCGCACGCTCAGCAGGCCATCCGGATCCGCCGCGACTGGACGGTCGGCACCGGCATAAACATGAGCCCGAAGCCGAAGCGGAAGGCGGTCGGAACGAAGCTGGATCCGATCTGGCGCCGCTGGTTCGGCACGTCCGAATGCGACGTTTCGCGGCATTCCAACTTTTTCGAGATGCAGCGCCTGATTGCGCAGTCGATTTTCGAGGGCGGCGAAGTCATCGTCCGGCTGCGTCCGCGCAAAATCTCGGATAACCTATCGGTTCCGCTCGCGATCGAAGTGCTCGAGGGCGAATATATCTATGATGGCGCCATGCCGCTGGGCGTGCTGTCCGGAAACCTCTACGCGTCCGGCATCGAATTCTCGCCCATCGGCCTGCCGGTGGCGTACTGGCTGTACAAGTCTCACCCGCTTGAGCCAGGCATGCTGGATCGTACGCCGGTCCGCGTGCCGGTCATCGATCCCATCACCGGCATGCGCCAGATTTCGCACCTGTTCGAAAAGCTTCGGCCTGGGCAGATCCGTGGCATCCCGCGTGCGGCTACCGTGCTAGATACGGTCTATGATCAGGCCGATTTGCGGTCATCGTTGCTGCACCGCAAGCGGGCTGAAGCCAAGCTGGTGTGGAAGCTCACGCAGGACACGAATGCGGACAGCTCGGCACCGCCACCGCTGCTTGGCGTAGAGGATACCGCTCCGTTCGCCGTGGATAGCGATGACGGCCCGGCGATGGGGCCGGCTGGTCCTGATGGTCCAAGCGGCGATGATATCGCTGAGTATGTCCAAGAACAGCTTTTGCAGGACGTGTCGGTCATCCCGATGCAGGACGGCTGGAAGCTTCAGGAAAGCCAGCTGACGGCCGCCAGCGATTACACGCCGTTCATGGCGGATCTGCACCGGGCGATGGCAACTGGGTTTGGCGTGCCGTACGAAATCATGTCCGGCGACCTGAAGGGCGTGACCTACTCGTCGGCAAAGGTCGGCCTGCTCCAGTTCAAGGGCGAGTGCGAGGCGTTTCAGGATTACCTGATCAGCGAGCTGTGTGAGTTCGTCTGGCAGGGTTTTGTGATAGCCGGAAACCGGGCTGGGCTGTGGGCTGACACTTCGATCCCGTGCCTTTTCCGCGCCGATCGCTTCCCGAGCGTTGAACCGCAAAAGGATATCGGCGTGCTGATTATCAAGCTGCGCAACGGCATGATTTCTCCGCGTCGCGCTTGTGCCGAGCTGGGCGAAGACTTCGATGAGCTGCTTGCTGAAATCGCCGAAGACAAGGGCCGGCTCGAGGCGCTGAATATCGATCTTTACGGCACGCTCAAAACGATGGCGGCGCTCGCCTTGCCAAAGATTTCTGGCAAGACCGGTACGGTTAGTTGAAAGTAGTGCGTTTGATTTGCTACAATCAGCACCATGAACAAGGATTGTCCTGTGACCCTAGTCGCTGAACTCATGACGCGATCGAGCCCGCTTGCTGCGGCCCGCACGTCGGCGCAGCCGCTCGAGGTACGCGCCGGCATCGCCCGCTTTGACGGTGGCGCCGAGCTGGTCATGCGCCAGGTCGAAATCCGCGCTGGTACGGCCGTGGAAACGACGGCGCCCGATGGCACTGTCAGCCGGCTGGTCGACGTGGTGTGGACCACGGGCGCCGGTGTCACTCGCTACAGCTGGGCTGATGACGAGTATTACGACGAGGTTCTCGAGGTTTCGGACACCGCCATCCGCATGGACCGTCTGCGCAACGGCGCGTCGGTTCTCGACTCTCATTGGGGCTATGGTCTCGAAAGTGTTCTGGGCGTTGTCGACGCGGCTTCCATCGCGAATGGCGTCGGCGTTGCTACGCTCCGCATGGCGAATACGCCCGATCTCGACGTGATCTGGGCGAAGGTCAAGGACGGCATCATCCGTCATATCTCGGTCGGCTATCAGGTCTACGCCTGGACGGTGACGCGCCAGCAAGGCGTGCGGACGGTCAAGGTGGCGACGGACTGGGAACCGTTCGAGATCTCGTTTGTGGCTGTTCCGGCGGATCAGGGGTGCACTGTCCGCGCAGAGGTTACCCCCGCACTGCCCATCGATCCCATCAATGATTCCGAAGAAGAGGATGAAGAAGTGAAGCGCAATGTTGTCCTGAATGCCGGTCCTGCCGCCGAAACTGTGGCGGCTGCCGGCGCTACCGAAACCCGCGCCGCTCCGGCTGGCGCTGCGCCCGCTGTCACCAATGCGCAGGCGGTCATCGCTGCCGAGCGTTCGCGCAACGCCGATATCAGCCGCTATTGCCGCACGCATGGCGTAACCGAAGCCGATCGCGACGCCGCCATCGAAGCTGGCACCTCGTTTGCCGATTTCGTTCGCACCAACGTCGACGCCGTGGCCACTCGCTCGGAAGCGACTGCAGTCAACGCAGTGCGCGCCGAAGTGGTCAATGAACGTTCGCCGGAACGCGAGCTCGAGCTGCGTTCGCAGGCCTTCGGTTTCGTCGAAATGCAGCGTGCTGGCCTTCGCGCTCCGGAGATCTCGGCCGAGGCTCGCAGCTTCGCGAACGACGGCTTCCGTGGCATTGCCATTCTGGCGCTGCGCACGGCTGGCGTCGCCTTCAATCCGAACGCGCCCGATGCTGATCTGATCGGCCGTGCTTTCGAGGTGTCGGCGCGCGGCATGCTCGGAACCAGCGGCCTGGGTGATGCGCTTGGCAACCCGCTGCACATGGCTCTTGATCAGAGTTATGAAAGCCAG